TGGAGCTTGGGCAATTGGTGAAAGTACTTTGAATTACACAGTAATGATGGGTACAAGATTATTGCTATGAGAAAGTTGATTATATTAGTGTTGATGTGTTTACCTCTATTAGTAGAGGCACAGTTTACATATTCGGGCTATATAAGAAATGCTGACGGAACTGGTGCAGTGAACTTTCCAGTAAAGCTTTATAGAAGAACAAACTCAACTATTACTGGATTCACAAACCAGCAAAACTATAATGGTCACTCTTATTATAGATCGACTGGATCTGCTTACTGGTTAGATGCTAAAGCAAACTGTGTAGCAATGGGTGGACACTTAGTTACAGTTACAACCTCAGGAGAAAATGCTTTCATATACAACCTTTGGCCTTCAGGATGGATTGGACTAACAGACGAAGTAACTGAAGGTACCTGGAAATGGGTTACTGGAGAAACTTATTCTTATACCTCTTGGAATCCAGGTGAACCTAATAATGCAGGTAATGAGGATTATGTTCAATTTGTAGGAGCTGGTAAATGGAACGACTTACCTAATAATTACTCACTACCTTATGTGCTTGAATTTGAATATATAGTTACAACATCGTCTTGGGCTTTATATAAAACGGTGTACACAAACTCATCAGGATATTATTCCTTTAGTGAATCGTACGATCCATCTAAAGAATACTATATTCAACTAGATGTTGCTAATCCAGTTACCACAATAACAAACACTGACGTTATTGCTCCAACCGATATAATTTTATCAAAAGTTCTTAGAAAATCTATACACTTCAATCAATACGATGTTAATAACGATGGTGCAATTACAGTGTCAGATGCTTATTACATAAATAAGAAAAGATACTCAACTGCCTCAACTTGGCCTAGTTTATATCTATACACACCCACACAATACACATCACTAACAACTGGTACGACTGACTTGAGGAGCAGCGTTGTTGGTGTATCTTCAATTACAATCAACAGTCCAGTATCAGGAACAACTGCTGGAAACTATTATCTAATCGCCCCAGGATATAAAGGGCAGGTGAGCTATTAATTATGAAACAAGTACTACTATTTTTATTGTTTATTCCAATGCTAGTATTTGGTCAAACCAATCCCCCACCGCCAGCTCCTGCACCTCCAGCTCCTCAACAAGATTTTGGTAATACTCAAAACAGTATTATGGGTGTTCAATCTAGATCGTTTGGAGGAGGCTCTATAATTAAACCCAACCAAATATTAAATTCAGCAGATTTTACAATGGTAGGAAGCAATACATATGAAGCAGACCAACCAGCATTTAGACCAGGTACTAGTTTAAGTTGGAGTAGTGTTAATTTTGGAAAAGGGTTTGGAGTTAATGCAATGGCAACTTTTGATTTATCACAACAAGCATATTCTATCTATTACAGACACGAAAAATGGTACTATCATGTTAATTTTGGTCGAATGGGTATGGCATTGAATACCGGTGCTTCTGTTACTAGAGTATGGGAACCTAAAAATATCGAAGACTTTACCTTAGGAGCTCAGTTAGGAGTTGGTATTGTAGCTAATGGAAAGAGTACTGATAAAGATGCTTACTTTGTAGCTGTACCTTATATTGTGTTGTTAGCACAAAAAGAATTTAAAATATCGGAGCGTTTAGATTTGCGTCCAGAAGCATATATTACAATGTGCTCTCCTTACTACGATATAGGAATGAACTTCTTTAGTTCATCATCCACGTTCAACGCAGTAGTTGGTAATTGCGTTGGTGTTAAACTATCAAAACGCTTTAAATTAAACCTAACATATAGAGGTAACATGAATACAACTCCTAAATGGGGACTTATGCATAATATACTAATTGGATCAACACTTAAATTTTAAACTATGAAATCGTTATTATTTTTATTATTAATCATTCCATCTTTCTTGTTTGCTCAAGAGACTTGTGTTAAAGTTGACTCTGTATTTGTAACCGCAAAGGTTAGAGAATTAGGAAGTAGGGATATTAAGTTTGGTATCAAGCAGATTGCAGAAGACTACCTTTCCGAAAAGTATTGCTTATCGCCAGAGGGTGCTTCAATTTGGGTTGAGGTTTATTACTTTGGTATTCCAAAAAATACACTAAGAATTGCTGGTGTAGAGAAAACAGAACAGATTACTCAAGTTGGCGTTCGTCTCCATTATAGAGGATCTAAGTATGATGGTATTGGTGAATCAGCAACAGAAGTTAGAACTATGCTGTTAGAGGTTCAGGAGGGACAAATGCCTTTCGAAAAGATGACAGTATCGTCGGCATTAAAAAAGGGACTAGCAGAGGCTATTCTTAAGCTTCCGTAACTATTTATTAGCATGAGATGGTTATTTGTTGTTTTAACTTGCTTAATATCGGTCAACCTATCTGCTCAGATTAAGGTGGATGATGTCGGTGATGGCTGGAAAGCTAGAGTTGATTCGGCTCTGTCAATCATCCAACAATATGACGTACAACGATATAATCTCCTAGTACAAAACTGCAATCAAATACAATATTGGAATGGAAACTTCAGCACTACTGAGGGGTTTTCTATAATGATATCTACTCGTGAAATGAGAGCAGGCAACATCAATAACATAGCAGCTATACTTGTTCACGAATCACTTCACTTATATTTTAAAAAGGGTAACTGCTCTCTATCTCCTAACGATGAAGAAGCTTCTTGCTATGCATACGAGTTAGACTTTTTAAACCACATACCTAATGTTGAGCCATGGCTGATTCAACATGCTAAAAATCAAATCAAATTTTATTGCAAGTCATGAGTATACAGAATGAAGAAATATTAGAAGAGTTAATGTGGATTGCTTACGAGAACGATAAAGCTATTGAGTTAGTCGAGCTTGCAGGTAGTTTCATTATGAAGGATGGTTTCTCAAGAATCCAAGCTTATGAGAGAGCATTCAATGAGTTGGGTTTAGTAATACCAGATAACATTCAAATTTAACATATGCTACTAAAAAGAGGATCCACTGGAGAGGACGTAAAAAAACTCCAAGAAAAGTTGGGCGTAGAAGCCATTGGTACGTTTGGACCAAAAACAGAAGAAGCTGTAAAGGCTTGGCAAAAAGCTAACGGATTGAAGGATGATGGTATCGTTGGTGATGGTACTTGGGGAAAGATGTTTGGAACATCAGCACCCGCTACACCTGCACCTACTCCTGCAACGCCAGTTGCTGCTCCGGTCGTTATTCCAGCATCTAGCTTTAAATTAGATGCATTGAAGGGACATATTCCAGATGCAGTAATTGCTCAGATTCCTGACACAGCAGCTAAATTCAATATCACAAACACTTTACGTTTAGCACACTTCTTGGCACAATGTGGTCACGAGTCTGGTGGATTCAAAGCTGTTAGCGAAAACTTAAACTACTCTTCTAAAGGGTTAATGGGTATCTTCAGAAAGTACTTCCCAACTGCGGTATTGGCTGAAGCGTATCAACGTCAACCAGAAAAAATTGCAAATCGTGTTTATTCATCTAGAATGGGTAATGGCGATGAAGCTTCTGGAGATGGCTATAAATACCGCGGTCGCGGATATATTCAATTGACCGGAAAGTCTAACTACATGGCTTTTGATAAAATGGTCGAAGAAGACTTGTTAGCTCATCCAGAACTTGTTGCTAGTAAATACCCTCTAATGTCAGCTGCATTCTTTTTCAATAACAATAAGCTTTGGGCTATTTGTGATCAGGGTGCTACTGATGCAGTTGTTACATCCGTTACAAAAAGAGTGAATGGTGGTACTATCGGCTTGGCTGATCGTATCAAGCATTTTAAAGAGTACTACAACCTATTAAAATAAAGTAATGGCTTATACAAGAGAACAAATTGAAGCCGCTGTTAAAGCTAAGGGGTATGCTTGGTTTGAAGGCGCAAAAGATTTCGATGTTAACATCGTAGGAGTTAGAAACTCTGCAACTGGTAATGTTGTAACAAACGTGTTTGATGACACTATGACAATCTCGTACAAAGAGGGTGGTGAATGGAAGTTTCATCAATGGACTTGTACAACTGATCCAGGTAAAAAAGGTGTTAAAGAGTATCACAACGCTGCTGGTGTAGCACGTCTAGTGGAAGGACAATATAGAGGTTCACACACGTTAGGATTACACCAAGGTAAGTATGAGGCTCTTAAACAACAAAAACCAGTTAAAGTTTATCGTGATGCAAATCGTGATATGACTTACGACGAAAATAAAATTGCAGAAGGGGTATTTGGAATTAACATCCATAAAGCAGGTGCCGACTCTACTTATGTAGAGAACTGGTCTGAAGGATGTCAGGTATTCAAGAAAGCTGCAGACTTTGAATCATTCATGGCTATTTGTAGAAAGGCTGCTGCTATTCATGGCAAGTCTTTTACATATACCCTAATCGAATCAGCTGATATTAAATGATAAAACTATCAAGACTATTAATTGAAGGAGCTTACGATAGAGTAGTAGGCGAAGTAAATAAAGCCATCTTCAAAGTAATGAAAGATGCCTTTGCCGCTGCCGGTACACCAGAGAATCCAAAAACCTATAACGGTTATGAGATTTTCAAAGATCCTATTCCTGGTCAAACACTGCAAGATGTTTTTGAAGATGAGGACTATGGAATAGAGGTAGGTGAATTTGAAACTCCTGAAGGTAGTTTTGAGGTTGAATTAAAATTAGCAATATCCGTTGATGCCGTAGAACCTGGCAAACATTTTATTGATGGCGGTGCAGAAGATGATTCTGACTTTCCAAAGATTGAGGTTCATATTGGATTAAACTCTATAGACGAAACAATGTACTCCAAACTGCAACCGTGGTTGCGTGATTTGATGAGACATGAGATTGAACACCTTACCCACGGAAAAGATTCTGACCTATTAAAACCGTCAAAGCTTATCCGTGGGGACAAGGCTCTTCGTAAGAAGATCCAGTCTAATCCAGAAATATATTACAAGTACTTTCTATTACCCAAAGAGGTTGATGCTAATATCCACGGCTTATACGCCAAAGCAAAGACTATGAAGCAACCATACCAAAAAGTGGTTGATGATTATCTGGATAGTCTAGTTGATGATGGAGTCATTAAACCAAACCATCGAGCTGAAATATATAATAAATGGAAAGCTCGCATTCCTAAGATTGGTGGTCTACCAACACTAAAATAAACCAAGCAACTGTTGCTTTTTGTGTGAGTTTATACTATATTTGTCTCATGGAGACAACTTTATATAACTCACGACAGATCGAGCAAGCAGTTCTACGCATTGCCGATGTGGTTAATCAAAACTGTCGCAATCGTAGCGATGTTGTTTTGATGCCTATATTACAGGGTGCTGTTCCCTTATTTGCTGATGTATGTAAACATTTGGAGTTTGATCCTTATGTCGAATACATTGGTGTTAGCTCTTACGTACAGCAACAGCAAAAGCAATTTAACTTATATAAATGGGTTGAGCCAACTACAGTCCAGGATAAATGTGTATGGCTGTTTGATGACATTGCTGATTCTGGAAACACGTTAAACTTTCTAAAGTCTATGCTTATGCAGATGGGTGCTAAAGAAGTTCACACGTGTGTGTTATTAAAAAAACGAACTTGTCCAGTGGAAGTGGATGTAGCCGGTTTTGTTATGGGTGACGAGTGGGTATGGGGCTATGGTATGGATGCTCCAGATGGACGCGGTAGAATTCTTGACGAAATCGTATGTAAAAATGAAAAGAACTAGACAAATGAATATGTTAATTGTAGCTTCTATAGTTGTATTCTTTATAGCACAATCTTTAGCATGGCTACAGATTAACGGTCAGTTTGTTTGGCCTTGGATGAAAGATCATCGGTTGTTGATCAGTCTGAGTGGTGTACCAATCAGTTATCTACTAATGGTTGCTACCGACTTAGCTTACGAAGGAATGGATGGTAAGATATGGCCAGGACGCTTAATGGCGTTTGCTGTTGGTATCTTAGTTTTTACAATGTTTACAAATTTATTGCTGGGAGAAGGAATGACTCCTAAAGTTGGAGTAAGTCTTGCATTAGCAACTGTACTATTAATAATTCAGCTACTATGAAAATAATCTTATGGATACACAGAGAGCGTCTTGTAGACCTCCACAAATGCATTGTTGATTGGGTTAACTATAGCGAACCTGGAGAACCTTCACCTCTTCACCTTAGTGTTAGCCAAATTGGCCATCACTGGGTTCAGATCATACTCGATTATAGTACCTACATTGGATTGTTAGATAACGAAGCTATTAAAATAATTTAATATCTGTTGTCTTTTTCAAACAAAGGTAGTATATTTATTAAACGCTTTGGGGCTGTTATGGCTTTCGACAGGCAGAAGAAGTTCTTTGAGATGATGCAGGCAGGGTTAGATGGAAACCCTTAAACACCTATCAAACAATAAACGCAAACGTAGATTATTCTACGGAGTATTACGCAGTAGCTGCCTAATCTCCCCCGTATTACTCATGGGATTAAAAAGAAGTAAACGAAACGCGTTTTTGTAATTTGTACCTTAAACAAATAGCCTACAGTTTGCGAGTGGGAGTAGCAATACAAACTCGATAGTTTGTCTATTTAGAAAAATAGACTAAGCCTGTGAATGAGTCCTTTGGCTCACTGTTTGGACACGGGTTCGACTCCCGTCAGCTCCACAAAAAAAAATTAATAAAGATGTTGCCTAATCGATAAAAAGGTTGTATCTTTATAGAAATAAAGGGTCACAAAGGTGACGACGTTCTTTGAAAAATATTATTATCCGTTCAGTAGTTGATTATGAGACCTTCGGGTTGATTATGAGACATTTAATCTGATAAATGATGATCGGCCGCCTATGGTCGTTAAATAAACTGGGAAACCAGGCTAAAGTGAATTACATTTTGTCAATGTAGTTTGCGGCTTCGTAAGGAGCTCGAGTAGGCAAGTAGGATATCATTAAACCTTGAGTACCGAGGGTAACACTGTAGGGGAACTGGTTTGATGACTAGGTGATGCAGGTCATTTAGTTGAGCTCGGAAGAGCAATAAGAATAACCTATAGGAATCAATTTATTGCAAGAAGCATTCTTATCCGAGTTTGTTATTGCGGTTTCCAATACAAGAGGGATCTTAAAGCCGAAAGGCAATGTCAGTGTACAAGTGGTGTTGTTACTGCACCGTAGATGAACCCACCAAGGTTTGTTTATGTAGAACTCTTAAAGTATGGAGGTAGGGATATCTCAGAGAGTAGTTGAGTATTGACTCGTTCAAAAGATGGGTCAGCTTAGTGGTAAGCCACTACTTTCATGATCTGCGACTAATACCTTAATTTGCTCTATGATACGCAAATATCACTAAACAATTAAGCAAAAGCGCTTACCAGCTACCGACGAAAGGTGCCTACCTAGTACTGGGCTGTCCAGTGCCACCAATGATCGCAAGTCAAAGGTGATTCGTCCGAAAGGTCTGTAGTCCCGCAAGGATTAATCAGTTCGGCAGAGTTGAACAGAATAAGTAAGACGAGAGTAGTCGAAACACGTAGCTCCAAGAGTGGTGTACTTAAATCACCGGCATTGATGGGATACTTCTCAAAAGGAAGTGGACAAGAAGGGAACCAATAATCCAACAAAAGATCCATCACTCAAACGTATAGTCTCAGCGTTTTTTAACTAGATTGTGGGGTAGTAGCAGAGGTAGCTCGTTGGGCTCATAACCCAAAGGTCGCAGGTTCGAATCCCGCCCCCGCAACAAAAATAATTTTCTTTTGCTATGTTTTTCATAGCTTGTGTGTGTGATGAAGGGCTGGTTTTTACCGGCCTTTCTCTTTTACAAACTATTTATAGTCAGTAACAACACATAACAACACTATCTATGGCAAAGGCAAAAGTTAACACCGTTTCTGCATTCAAGAAGAAACCAAAAGTAAAGAGACCTGGGATTCATGCTAAAACTAAACAGAGCAAGAATAAGAACAGTAAGAACTACACAAAGGTGTATGTCGCACAGGGACATTAAAATTATTTTCAATTATTTTTCCCAAACTGTTGGATTTCTGGTTTTTTTTCCTGATATTGTAAAGGTACAATAGTACAATTTAATACTCTAAACTTTATTAATTAAAAATCAAAAACAAAAAAGTTATGTTAACAGTAACAATTTCAATCGGAGCACTTTTAGCAGTAGGTGTTTTGGCTTATTTCAACTATGAGAATAAGAAACAAGCTGCGGACTACAAAGCTAAATTTGAATCTACTAGAGATTTTGCGGAAGAATCGGCTAAGACTATTCTCAAACTTGAGCAAAGAGGTAAAGACCTTTCAAGTAGCATTGTCATGTTAAAAGCTGAAGTAGCTGCATTACAAGCAACTAAGGTTGTAAAACAAGAAACAGCAAACAAACCTGTGAATCCTCAAATCACTGACGCTGTAACAGCAAATACTCCAAACAAGACGAATGGCAAGAAAAGAGGTCCAAAGCCAAATCGTCACAACAATAAGTAATAGATGGGATGTTTTGAGAGTCTAGTTAAATCAAAGTTTTTAGCTAACGTCTCAAGCGAATTGAGTTTGGCTCGTCAGGCAATACGCTCGATGAGCCAAACCTTATTCCCGTCAATTTACTACGCGGATAAGCGTGATCAAAAAGCTCTTTACGATGAGTATGTGTTTCAATACTATATAATCGAAGAGATACGAGATACGCTGAATGAGTCTGTAGATCCGGATATGATATACTTTTTGCAGTATGATCATATGATGTGTTTATACAGCCTCAAAAGGAGTCAAGTAACCGATGCTGCAATGTATAACTATAATATACATGGCTACATTCCAATTTATAGAGGTCGTCATAGGGTAGACGGCTTCACAATGTATACAGTTCTCTTTGACACTAGAATGTCACACATACCCTTCTCTCCAAATTAGCGTTGGATTTCTCTTTTTTTATTTGTATGGTTATACTTAGTAGAAAGTTACTTTATGAGCAAAACATTAGAATGCAAAGTCTGCGGTACATTTGTACATAACGTCGGTGATAGCGTTGTAGCTATTACTTGCCACGAATGTGTTTCAGATATGATGAGACAGTATGATGAACCGTTAAAGAAGAAACAAGTTGCAGCTCAAGGTTATCCAAAGGGATGGCGCTTTATGAAGCAATTTGTACACGCAAATGGTACAGTCTACTTCAAGGGTGTAGAACAACCTGATCTGAAAGGGAAGTATGATGCTACACCAATAGTTGTTAAGCCTAAGAAGTCAAAAGCTCAGAAAGCTCAAGAGAAAGCTGATGCAATGAAGCGTTACTCAGAACTAAAGAAACTCTTGAAGAAAGAAACTCGTAAAGGAGCTACTAAGAAAATTGAAAGTGAATTAAAAAGGTTACAAAAACAAATATCATGAATCTAACAGCAGAACAGTTACAGCAAAACTACGATGAGCTTATTGGCTATATCGATAGTTACATCAAAGGAGATAGAAAAGAATCTCTAAAACAATTATATACAGATCACGCAGAGCGTCTTATGCTTATGCCTGCATCTAGTATTGATCATCACCACAATGCATTCCCAGGTGGTTATGTAGATCACGTTAATCGTGTTATCAAGTGCGCTTTGAGTTTGAAAGAGTTATGGTCATCTATGGGCGCCTACATTAACTACTCAGAAGAGGAGTTAGTGTTTGCAGCAATGAATCATGACTTGGGTAAAATTGGTACAGAAGAAGCTGAGCAGTATATTCCAAATGACTCTGATTGGCATCGTAAGAATTTAGGTAGAATGTATAAGTACAATCCTGAAAATGCATTTATGCCAGTACCTGATAGAAGTTTATTCTTATTACAGCAGAGAGGTATTCCAGTAAGCTTTAACGAGTATGTTGCTATTAAGACGCATGATGGATTGTATGATGAGGGTAATCGTCCTTACTACATCTCTAATAGTCGTGAGTCTAAGTTAAGATCAAATTTACCAATCTTACTACATCACGCTGATCATATGGCATCGCGTATTGAGTTTGAGATGTGGGATAGAAATAACGAAGGCTCATCAAAACCAGTAACATCTGAGAAGAGAAAGCCAACAATCCCAACCGATATGTCAGAATCTCAAAAAGACGATCTGATGAATGTATTTAATAACTTATTCAAATAATAAACATGGTTACAGCAGTAATAGTATTCCTACTGATCCTAGTAGGTATTCTGGGTTATTTAACTTATATTAACTATAAGCGCGCAGAAAAGGCTGAAGACTACTGCGAAGCTTATGTTAGATTTATCTCGGCGTTGTATTTTCGCTTTTACGATACTAGAGATCGTATGAAGGAAATAGATAGACTTGGAGCTTTCCAAGCTGATGATGAGGTGGGTGTAATATTTAGAGAATTAGACGAATCAATCGAAAACCTTTATGATTTCATTACAAAGTATGTCAACACAGAAACCGAAGAAGACAAGAAAGCCAAAGACTAAGCGATTATATTTCGGACCTGAAGTTGATATTAGTATCGTTAAATACAATAGTACAGAAGACGATTTTGAGCGCAGCTTAATTTACCAGAACGAAATAAAAGCAGCTTTTGAAAAATTAGTAGAAAACATTATTCACACTTTTAAATTCTACTACACGGATGGGCAAACTATCCAACAAATGCAACACGAAGTAGTTAGCTTCTTAGTAGAGAAGCTTCCTAAGTTTAAGCAAAACAATGGAAAAGCGTTTAGCTATTTTAGCATTGTTGCTAAAAACTATTGCATTCTCAAAAACAAAAACAACTATAAGAAGTTAACTAGTCACGATCGCATTGACTTATCTTCAGAAATTAATTTAGAGGCTATTCCGGATTCAGAAGATCATGAAGCTAATCTAATCGAGTTTGTTGATAAGTTTGTTAGTTACTGGGATGATAATTTAGAATCCATATTCAGCAAAAAGAACGATCGAATATTAGCTGGAGCTATTGTAGAGTTGTTTCGTAAGAGAGAGAAGATTGAATTGTTTAATAAGAAAGCTTTGTACATCTACATACGAGAAATGACTGATGCAAATACTCAGCAAATAACGAAGATGGTTAAGATTATGAAGGATAAGTATAAAGCTATGTATATGGATTATCTGACTTATGGGTCAATCCAAAAAGATAGGTTGTACTAATGTTAGTAGTATTCTCAAAGGAAAAGTTACAGTCAGTATTAGAAGAAGAAATCAAATGTTGGGAAAGCGTTAGTGGTGGTCCAAACCTTAACGCTTTTTCTTTTGATCCAAAAACAACTGACCCACAGCAGCTTAAGGATCTTGGTTACTATGAAGATCGAGAAGCTTGGATTGCAGGAGCTCGTATAAAGGAGTTACGAGCGTTTATAGCTGAGTTAGACGAACTTCCTCAATTCACAGGCAGATAACAATTTAGCTTTCTAGCTATTTATTAGAAACAAGTTTATGGATAAGGATAGTTTACTGTTTGACGATAAGTCCTTTAGCGACTTACTCAGAGATGTGTATAATAACACGAAGAAGAAAGAAACACAGATCAATGGTCTTATCGATCAGCTTAAGCCATTGATTAAGAATATGACTGATGCATCTTTAATGGTACCTCTTATTAAGGAGTACTTGGAGATATCGGTTAAGAATGATGATAACCTAGTGAGATTAACAGCAATTATTCAGCGTCTACTGGTTGTAGGAGCTAAGTCTGAAAAAGGTGATGAGTTGGGTTTATCTGAAGCAGAGCGCGCACAATTGTTACAAGAAGCACAAACAATATTAGACGAAACTAAGTAATGTCATTCTTTAAAGATTTAGGCGGATTATATACTGGTCACCAGACAGGAAGGGAAAATAGCTTACAACAGCTAAAAACCTTTCCGGGTCATGTTATGGAGGTTTGTATGGATAGTAATTCGCCATTATACGAATCTACTAGAGACATTGGTAAAATTAAGTTTCGTGACCTAGTAAACGAATACAATAGATCAGAGGATCTTGTTGTTAAGGTTGCGTATCCGTTAGATAGATCGATTGCTCGATACCCATATCCAGGTGAGGAAGTAATCATTTATAGAGCTTTTGGAGAAACTACATCACCACTGACTAGAACGATGGTTAACATCTACTTCTATTCTTTTGTTGTGAGTGCACTCCACAACCCATCATTCAATGCTCATCCATTTATTGGAACGGATAAGTATCATATAGATAAGACGAATCCATTTATATCATACGATACAGCTAAGAAGCGTTTTGATAAACGTATCAAAGAAATTGGTTCTGTAAAAGAGAATGGTGACAAGATTAAAGTCTATAAACAACTAAAACCCTATGAAGGAGACTTTATTCTTCAAGGTCGTTTTGGTAACTCAATTCGTTTTGGATCAACTTCGCAAAAGGAAGATAACGCATGGAAGCAGTCTGGCTTGAATGGTGATGGTATAATGATCCTACGAGTTGACAGAGATAGTACTACTAATGAAAAGGATATGCTCGTAGCTGAGGATATTAATAAAGATGATACATCAATGTATTTCTGTACAGCACAGAAGGTTGAATTAGAATTAGCTTGCTCGCCAGCATTAAAGACTTGGATATATAATTTTGACGTTCCTGATAAAGGGTCTAAAGAAATGGAAAAACTTCTGAATAGAGATTCTGACACCTCTGGATTATGGCAAAAAGCTGTTGAGACTAATAAGCCAGTTACTGAAGCATATCAAACACCTAAAAATGATGGCGTACCGTTAGAGCCAACTCCAACTACACCAGCACCTAATACAACAACGCAACAATAATATGGCATATACTACACCACCATCAGTTAGCCCATCTTTAAAAGGTGATCTAGACTCTTTTGTAAATGTCGTAAATGCTAACGCAGCAGCGATACAAGAAAAACTATTGTTCAAAGGTATTCAAAACTCTGGCATAACTCCAAAGATTAGTTTACCGCCACTGATTCAGTTGGTAAATAAGATACTCATACCAACCGTATTACGTTGGGAGGGTACTTGGGCAGACCATCCAAAAGATCCTGGAGGCTCCACTATGAGAGGTGTTACTCTTAATACATTTGTAGATAGTTTTAATTATCTATTCATTAGTACAGAAGTCCCTCAAGTAAAAACTGCAGCAGAAGCTTTAAATAAAAAATACAACAATTGGAAAACAGATAACTCAAAAGCTAAGCAGTTTCTGTATACAATATGTAGTAGTGAGTTGGTAATGGCTATATTCTTCTCAGGCTATTTATGTAATGAAAATTGCCGATACCCAATAGCTGTAATGTCTGAGGATCCATTCTTAGGTTATTTTTTAGGTAATGGATGTTGGTGGACTGGTGCATCAGTATATGATACATCTCACTTTGATGAAGCAGCAAAAAAGATGGGATGGAGTGGTAATGCGAGTAAGTGGGCATCGTGGATACAGAGTTTAGGAAACAAGACACCAGAGCTTGCAACAAAGTTTTTAGTTGGTAGATGTAATCGTTTATTAGCAATTACTAGTGATAAAGGAAGTCCAGGACCTGATTTTAGAAACGGTTTTATGAATCGTTTGCTAAACGATGATAAGGATTCTGATTTGATGGTGTTGGTAAAGGTTAATGAGTTATTCAATCTTAACGCAGGAAACACATTCCAATTATCTCCAGCTGAATTAGAGCATTTAAAGGTCAAAGCTGAAATCTATAAAACATTGTCAATAGAATTTCCAGTATAATGAAAGTAACGTACGATCAGTTAAAACAAAAGCTTAGCAGCGCTGGTGGATTAACTCCACCAAACCAAGGCGGTGTACCACCAGGTACTCCAATCACTGGTACATTTACTGGTACTGTTACTATTGAAGTACCACAACTGCCAAAGATTGAGTTTCCAATGGAGGACTATACCTACTCATCAAATTTAGAGTCGGGTGTTGCTCAAGACATTAATAAGTTGTTAGGTTTATCTGGAAATGATAAGGGTAGAAAAAATAACTATGCAGGAAGTCAGTTACTCATTAACTCAGATCGAATCATTTTAAATTCTAGGAATGACTATTTAATGTTATTTGGTCAGTCTGGAGTTGCAATATCATCACCAGGAAATGTCAATATTGATGCAGGAGATGGTGTTACTTTGTATGGTGAGGACGGAGTATTCTTGGGTGTACCTGGAAAGGGTGACACAAAAGACAAAAACAAAAAACCACCAAAAAACAAAGCACAAGCTACTTTAGATAATGAGTATGAGCCAGTCGTGTTAGGTACAAAGCTAGCAAATCTCATTGAAGACTTGCTTGTTGTGTTAAAAAATGCTACAATACTGACACCAGTTGGTAAGGGTTATTTTAGAGAAGATGTGATGTACGAGTTTGCATCATTACAAGCTCGTATTCCAGAGATATTAAGTACATTTGCTTTTGTTGATGGTATTAGTCATGAGGGTGTTGATCCAGAACCAGAGGCGCCAAAAACCGTAACCGAACCACCTACAACATTAGTTGGTACGGTAACTGGAACATTCACCGGTACTACGGGTCCTGTAGATCCAAATGCACCATCAACAACTGTCACGAATCCGCTAGCGGATCAACCAGACTTTTTTGATACCGAAACTTTATACGGAGACACACTATAATATGGGAAGTTTAAAAGATAGAGTATATCAGATACAGCAGGCAATTGTCCTGCAAGAGGCTTATGATAAATACCAACTCTTAGTAGGTGCTTTGCAAGTGGATAAAGGTATTGCACTAACCATGGAGCAGAGTTATATGTCTAAATTTGATGTTGCAGATGAATTACGAAAATTTGTAAAAGATAAGACAAATAAACCACCTGCAGAGATTAAGCCGTTACTGGATCCAGCAAAAACAATAACAGATATTGTTAAGGAGGGTAACTTTGATAAGTTGCAGGCTTATCTGGATAACTTGCTACCTGCTGAATATGAACCACCAATTCAATCACCATTCAAATCAGCTAGTGGTATAGACGTTATTCCATTACCAAATAAGACATCACGAGATCCAAGACGAACAGGTCGTGTAATAAAGCCAGGGCCAGTAGATGTATTAAAGGGTACTGAGATTCAAAAGTGGTTAATTAACAACAGTGTACTTTATGGATTTGTTCCATATGCTGATAACGCATTGTATTATATTGGTGTTGATCAAATTAAAAACCAATTGAAGTCAGCCGGAGATAAGGAAGCTGAACTAAAAAAAATTATAGGTAAGTTTCTTAAAAGTGCGAGTGCGTTATCACAACTGTCACTCACAGCTCAGAAGGTTATTGAGAACAAACTACCAGATGCTAGTAACTTCCCAGATCCAGGTAACTTAGAGTCAATTCCAAATCACAATGTAAAAAATAACGATGGTAAGATTTTAGACTTAGTTGTTGTGAGTGGTCAACCAGTATGGCGTCCGGTTGCACTAGCGTATTTAGCAATGGCAGCCGAAGCTAAAAAAGCAGGTATAACGCTAGCAATTAACTCAGGCTTTAGACCTGCTTTTGGTGCTAACGTCAAAGCTATAACATCAAAAGGAAACACACAAACGCTTACAACTCAAGAAACTTTAAGACGACAAAAAAGTCGTTGGGTTGGACGAAGTAGTTTTCAAGGTAGTGATGAAGATTTTGTATTCAAAGCCGGTTCAAGCAAATACCATCCAGAAACAGCACCTCCAGGATCTTCTAATCACGGTAGTGGTATAGCATTAGATTTGAATGTTGGAGGTCGTAATGTCTTTCAACAATTGAATACAGCTAACTACGTGTGGTTGTGTAAAAACGCTCATAAGTTTGGGTTCGTTAGAACTACAGCTTCAGAGGAGTGGCATTGGGAGTATCTTCCACAAAAAGCTGTAAAAGGTCCGTACGCTGTACTGACAGGTAAACAAAAATTTTATGCCGATCTTGGTTTGAATAATCTGACAGTATAATGCCATATAACTTTGAAGCAACCTTTGTTCAGCCTTTATTGCTACAACTAGATAACGGAGTTATCAAGGGGGCTGACTCATGGGCAGATGCTATCACAAAGGCTTATATAACAACAATTAAAGCAGGACTTCCGCAAGGAACACCTCCAACGCTTCCAGCACCTGGATTAAACCCAACCGCTCCACCTCCCTATCCGCTAGGAGTTTCTGGATTCATTACAGCTGATTCTCGCAGTCGAGCTTTTTATACATTAGTGAGAGCTTATTTTTTAGCTAAGGAGGTTAGTTTAGATAAAGGATCAATTGAGAGTCTGGTTCAATCTGTTAAGCAGCTTATACAAAAACTCAAAGTACGTACAGCAAAAGTTAAGAGTTTACTTGAAAGAATTAAACAAGTTCAACAGCAGCTTATAGAACTTCCAGGTTTGATAGTTGATATCGTTGCTGGTATAAAGGAGGAGGTAAAAAATCTCATCGAGGAGGTAAAGGGTATTTTTTCCAGCGTATTTGATGAAATACAGAATAATCTAAGTCCAGCTGACTTTGCTGATGTGTTTAAAGAGGAGATAAACTTATTTGAGAGTATCAAAAAGTTTGATCCAACAAACGTCGCTGGGTTGCGTGATATTGCTTTATTTGTTTCTGAGTACGGAAAGCGCACTACTAATTTACTTGCGTCTGGTACTAGTGAGCAGCTTTTGAAAAAATACTTTCGCGATCGTATTTTTGGTATAGCTAAGACGTTTATTGAATTTGCTAATGGTGTAATTGATCCTAGTAAAATTCTTGATCTTATGAGTCAGCTAGCTAGTAAGCAACCACGACTACAAAAACTTGTAGATCAAATTAAGCGCTTTGATTTGTTTGTACGTTTTGTGCAACCTCAACTTAAAAAACTAAAAAAGCGTAAGGATGATTTGGTTAAACAGATTAGAGAAATGTTGCAACCAAAGATTGTAGAGTTACAAAAAAAACTAGCCCAAAAACAAGCTGAATTAGTTAAAAAGCTTAAAGATAGTAAGGCTGCAAGTTTATATGCCTCTGCGGCAAAAAAAATAAATGCCCTAAAGCAAAAGAACGAGAAGAAGATAAAAAAATCAAGAACGAAGGTACAGCAACTTACAAAAGCTTACAAACTAAGCCGAGATATAATTGGTAGAGTTACTACATTAATTGAGGGTGTAAAGCAGGAGTTTGTAACTATGTCTGATGAGATTAAGTCTATGCAAAAAAGTGTAGAACAAACTTTCAATCAAAATACAAGCTTTGATTCAATTGATACAATTCAACCAGGACCTGGACCATTGTCAGTTGATGATCTTAAAGCCGAACTCATAAAGGTACGCGGTTATGTAGATAGTCTTGGGTTGGGAGAATTCGGAGAAGCCGCTGCTTTAGTTATGACACAAGCAAAGTGTAACTTTCAAACCTTCAAGTTATTCTTTGAAAAGAGAAACTTGAAGATAAAACAATATGTTCTTGAGATTGAAATGCTAGAGTCTTTAATTAGAAGTCTAATAAACACAATTCAAGAAATTCGATCTGGCAAGAAGCGTGCTAATGAGAATAAAAGTATCGCGAGCAAATGGTTAGCTGATCGTATAAAATCACTCAAAGATTTGCTCAATCGGCTTGTCATTAAGATAAGACCATTAGTAAGAAAGGTATCAAAATTCATTAAGGATCAAATTGAAAAGGTAAAGGATTTTATCAAAAAAGATCTCAAGAAGTTTCAAGAGGATCTGAAAGTATTTGCAATCAACCTAATACCAATAAAGAGTGATGTGCAGGACGTTAAGGATAAGAAAGCTGCAGCTGAGGATAAGATGAGAAAGATTCGTGATAAAATCAATCAAGTCAAAAAACTAATTGAACTAGGAAAGTATACGGCAGATGCTGTCAGAGGATTGGCTGGTTTAATATCGAGTGTAGCAACCGGAAACTACAAGTTCTCAGAAAATCTAAATCACATCAATAAACTGTTAGATGGAGTTTACAATATCAGAGGTTTTGATCAAAGTGCTGCGGTAAAAACCAGTCTACAAAAGGAAAAGCAAAAAGTCCGTCAACAATTTAAAATGATGCTTGTTGTAGAAGCGTTGGTTATTGGTATAATTGAGACTGTTAAAGATATCAAAGAAACAGACTTTAAAAAAGAGCTACAAGAAACTCTTGACAAACTATCAAATAACTATCCTGGTAAACAAACACTACAGACTATAGCTGGTTTAGCTGATAATCCACCAAAAAGCCTAAATGAGATCAAAAGCGTTTTAGATCAACTAGCCACTGGTGCACTGATGGATGCTAGCGTTATTAACAATTTGATTAGTTTGGAACGAAAGTACCTGCGTAAAAGTAGGGAGTTGGTTAAAGTGCTTTGCGATGTAAAAAAATTAGAAGGAACTGCTGCAGAAAAAAAGTTGCTTAAAATCAAAACTTACTTAGATAAAGATCAATCGTTTTTAGCTATTGCATTTGATATGTTAGCTGATGAATTAAAGCAGTTTCAAAAATTCATAGCTAAAAAGTTTAAAAAAGTAGTTGATGATGTTAAGAAAAAAATAGCAGCAAAAAGGACTAAGATTGAAGCTCGAGCTGAGCTTGAATTAAAAAAGATAGCAGAAAAGAAAATTAATCCAGATGCAGCAATTATGTCTATTATGTTTGGGTTAGCAGCTCGTGCTTTTTGGACTGGAGCTACTTGGACTGGTCCAACTGGTACAAACCATATTACACTTAATATAGGCATCTTTAAACAGATAAAAGCTAGATCAACCGATGGAGCATCGGCTATGATACGACAAATGGCAAAAAGTTTTGAGACTCAGTTGACGGCTATGAGTGGCTTAGTTATCCCACCAGCAAATACTGGAATCCCACCCGTACCATTCTCAGGGTACAAATAAAATCTTAACTATTTATATAAAAACAACATGAAAGGAACCGAGTTTATTAATTTAATGCGAAAAGTAATTCGCGAAGAGGTGAGGGCTGTTGTAAAAGAGGAGCTTAAATCATTTAAGCCCGTTATTGTTGAATCAAAACAACAATCAGTTACAAAATTGGAAGCACCAAAAAGAAAGGCAGTGCAACCAGAACCCTTAATAAAAAGACAAACACCTGTGTTTAAAGGACCGTTAGCAGATATACTGCAGGAGACTTACACAGCAATGCAAAATGAACCACCAGTAGAAGATCCAGAGGCAGCTTGGCCTGATATGAATGGTGGTGTTGTTACAATGGATAATATGCCAGGAGGGATGGGTATGTCAATGGCAGCAATGATGGATGATGATTTTGGATCAAAACTCAATCCACCAAGCTCAAATACGCCACCAATCATGCGTGATTATTCTGCGCTATTAAAAAAAGCTGACGACATTGCAAATAACAAACGATAATGGCTATTGAAATTAAAGTACATCCGCTAGACTTCGAACCTAATATTGCTATTGGGGTTGATCTGCCTATGATGGCTGGAGCTGGTGCTGCTTTTAAACTGAACTACACTACTCTAGATCAGGCAGTAGCTAATGCAAAAAATCTTTTACTAACAAATAAGGGTGAGAGAATAATGCAACCTGAACTTGGTTGTGACTTACGAAACTTCCTTTTTCAGAATATTACAGAACAAACCTTAATAGATATAGAGAACTCAATTCGAAGTAGTTTTGAATATTGGTTGCCGTACATATTTATTAATGATCTGCAGGTAGCACCTAGCGAAGATAATAACCGAATCAGTATTTCTCTTAGCATTAGTTTAGAGGGTAATAAATTTGATACAAGGTCTATTCAGTTAGAGCTACAAGTAAATAACGCATCATAACATGGCAAATATATCTAAGACAACATCAAAGGATATCCAATATTTTGGTAGGGATTTTGACTCACTAAAAAAGGGTCTTATTGATTTTGCCAGAATTTACTATCCAAACACATACAACGATTTTAACGAATCGTCTCCTGGTATGATGTTTGTTGAGATGGCTGCTTATGTTGGCGATGTTCTCAACTACTATATAGATTCACAATTTAAGGAAAACCTATTACTACACGCTACAGAAACTAGAAGCGTAATGTCAATAGCTGCTGCTATGGGATACAAACCAAAAATTAGTGTGCCATCTATAGTTGATATTGATGTATTTCAGTTACTACCCCCATCAGGGAGTGGAGCAAATGTTGTTCCAGATACACGCTATGCTTTACAAATTCAACCGGGTATGCGTACTCGTAGCTCAGTTGGTGCTGTAGAGTTTATGATTCAGAATAAGGTTGATTTTTCAATCAACAATGTATTTGATCCAACAACATACTCCGTATATAGTATTGATGCCAATGGCGCTCCTAATTATTTCTTAGCTAAGAAGACAGTTAAAGCAGTGTCAGCTATGCCAACAACTGTTGAAATTCCCATTACTGGCGTAACTAAGTTTTTCAAATTTTTAGTACAAGATACCAACCTAATTGGCATACAATCCATTACAGATTCGGACGGGAATCTTTGGTATGAAGTTCCTTATCTAGCTCAGGATACTATATTTGAGAGAGTAGAAAACACAGCTTTTAATGATCCTGACGCAGCAACCTATAGTGAAGATACACCCTACTTACTAAAACTAAAGAGAGTACCTCGCCGATACATAACACGCGTAACTGAAGATGGTATTGAAGTTCAGTTTGGTTCTGGAGTTAGTTCATCACCAGACGAAGAGTTATTAGCAACTCCTGAGAATATAGGATTATCTCTTCCAACTGGAAAAGAGGATATAGATTGGTCAGTTGATCCTGCAGCACCTGTGTTTACTGGTGCCTATGGTGTAGTACCATCAAACACTACGTTAACAGTGACATATCTAGTAGGTGGTGGAATTTCTTCTAACGTACCGAGCAATACTATTACAGAGGTTATTGGTATTGATACGACTGGTACAAACTTACCATCAGCAAACCCAACACTAAACACAACTATACTCAACTCAATTGCGATTAATAATCCAACTGCAGCAGCAGGTGGAAGAAGTGCTGAGAGCTTAGAGGAGATCCGTCAAAATGCGATTGCGCAATTAGCATCTCAAAATAGAGCAGTAACTAAGGAAGATTATATTGTAAGAGCTTATGCAATGCCAAATGCTTATGGTAGTGTATCTAAAGTATTCATAACACCCGACGAACAGAATAACATCGAATCGTCAGAAGTAAATGATAAGGTTGCGAATCCATTAGCATTGAATATGTATGTGCTGGCTTATGATAATAACAAAAATCTAACCACAGCTAACAGAGCAATAAAAGAAAATCTTCGTACATATCTGAGTCAGTATAGAATGCTTACAGATAGTATTAATATACGAGATGGTTATGTTATTAACATCGGCGTTGATTTTGATGTTATACCATTACCAAATTACAACGCTAATGAGGTTATCTTAAATTGTGTGAGTGCATTAAAAGACTTCTTTAACATAGATAAATGGCAAATAAACCAACCACTAGTTTATAGTGATGTATTTAACGAATTGCTAAAGGTGAATGGTGTTCAAACTGTAACAAGTGTAAAGTTCAAAAACCTAAATGATGAGCTTAGTGGTTATAGTACTGTTGTTTATGACTTATCAGAAGCGACTCGTAATGGTATAGTGTATCCAAGTTTAGATCCAGCTATTTTTGAAATAAAGTACCCAAACAACGATATTAGAGGACGTATTGTAACATTCTAAATATGATTTTAAGATTTTATCCAACCAAAGACGCTACAATATACGAGCAGTATCCCGAAAGGAATACTGGCTTGGATGCTATGCTTGAAATCAAAAAAACCTTAGTTGGTAGTTCAAGCTACAATTCCAGAATACTATTGGATTTTGATTATTCTAGCATGTCTGCTAGTATTGCATCTTTAGGATACAATCCAAACCAATTTCAATATTCATTAAAATTATATACATCAGACGCTAACGAAATACCATCTAACTACACGTTATACGCTTATCCTGTGAGCGGTAGTTGGAATATGGGTATTGGTCGTTACGGAAACAGTCCAGAAACTAAAGTTGGTGTAAGTTGGTACTACAAACAAACAGCAGATGATGTTGCCACATCATGGTCAACAGCATCTTTTGCAGCAACGGCAACTGCATCATGGCTCTCTGCTCCAGGTGGTGGCACTTGGTATACATCAAGTGTTGCATCACAATCGTTTAGCTACACTACGTCCGATGTTGATATGGATATCACTTCTATTGTTAGGAAGGTGCAATCAGGATCCTTGGACTTTAATGGTCTTATCATCAAGAAGAGTGATACAGATGAGTCATCTGCAAACATATTCAATAGCATCAAATTTTTTAGTAAGGATACACACACAATATACTTACCAGTTATTGAAGCAAAGTATGATGATAGTATTAGTTTAGGTACTCTATCTGCAGTAAATGTTAACGAAGAAATCACTATAACGCCAATTGACTTAAAACCATCATACGCAGAATCGTCAACACCAAGAATAAGATTCTCAGCACGATCAAGATATCCAGTAGCTACATTTGCTACATCTTCAGATTATCTTACGAGATATAGATTACCAGCTGGAACTCAATATGCTGTCTACAGCGCTCATAACGATGATGTTGTTATTGACTTTAGCAATTACACCAAGATAAGTGATGATGCTACTAGTAACTTCGTAAAATTACACTTGGACAGCTTTCAACCAGAAAGATATTATAGATTGGTGTTGAGAGTTCCTAACTCAGGATCTTATGCATCTTATGATGTATACGATGATAAGTGGATTTTTAAAGTTACTAGAAACTAATGAGATTTCCAGATCAGTCATTAATAGGAGATTTGAGTGATGGCGTTACATCGAAAACGTCAGCAAGCATATCGATACTCGCTACTTCAAGTTTAGACGAGAATCAAACAACCTATGACCTATTACCAACAATCATTAATAGGCCTCCGGTTATAGTGGAGCCAATTGAGCTAGCTTCTACGCCACAAATTAAACCTTATGAAACAGCTGACGCTAGTGGTAAGTATTTATATTACTTTCCAGACGGTACTGTTAAGATTAACTTAGGAGCAAAGATTACATTAGCTGTTAAGGCAGAGCAACCACAAGTATTAAATGTTGAAAATGGAATATTGACGATGGTTAAGCCATCTGTTGGATTGACTTACATTTGGAGAAAGAATGGTGTTATGCTCAACTCAGATCAATCTTTTTCACTACAGTCTAAAGTAACTGTATCAGGTAATAGTGTTACGTTTGATAATATGCAACCATCAGACGCTGGAACTTATGTTTGTGAGATTAGTAATGATATAGGAACAGTTACCACGGAGCCAGTGGTGATAGAGGTATTAAATCTTGATTTTGATGCTTTATTTTATAGAAACCTAATAAACAATCCATATGGTGCAAATGGGACAGATGGTTGGCAAGTTAATAATGACGACTTAACAACTAAGACTCTTACCAAAATACCGTCAACATATTTAACAAGACCAGATAGACCGGATTTATTTGGTTACACAATGGATACGTTACATCCAAGACCTTATCAGTTGGATACCGGTGTTATTCAAGGTTTTGATATGACTAAAGAATTTCTCAAAGATAATGCCTCATACTTTACGAGAACACGTTACAAGTTCTTAAAGAGAGGTGGTTCTTTTTTAGTAAGAGCTTACCAGGATATCGATCTATCTGATATAGTGTGGTTAACTAAGGGTGGTGTTTTTGGTGTTGAGGGTGTTAGAGCTATATTCAGTTGTTATATTGGAAATGCCTTAACATCGTTTATGCCAGTACAAGAGTTGGTAGATCCTAAAAATAGAAGATTGCCTCAGAACTATGTTCTAAATAAGCCTAGGATTAGTAAGGAGAATTTTCTGTTAGCAGGGCCATCGCACGGTGTACAAGAGCATGTTTATGTTTCATTAGAGGAATATGATAATGAGACTAGGTTAGCTAGTCATATTTTGCAAAAAGACGGTTCGGTAAAAAAACAAGAGAATAGAATAACATTAGCAGATCCATGGACAAGTAGATTGTGGAAATATTGGGGTCAAAGATATTATGATAAAGATATCTATGGACTTGGTGAATTGTCTAGTGGGGATGGTAGAGATGCCGTACTATTTGTTGCTGATGAATTGTATCCAGATGAGAATGTGCGATACACGTACGGTCAGTATGCTGAATTTAATAAGGTTGTGTTAGATAGATTGAATCCAAATACAACAAAGATCAGAGTAACTATAAATTTTCAAACTTCAGATTGGAGAATATTTGAACAATGGAAAGAGGGTTTTGAAAATAGTGAAGAAGTCTTTGAGTTTGTTAGTTGGGAAAGTCCTTATGAAAGAAATCGCTGGACAAAACCACAACTTGATTGGGGTAAAACTATTGGTAGACAAATCATGAATTTACCTGGTAATGAAGAAAAAGGTGTAAAAGTGTTACCAACCTCACCGGATCCGAGAGGATTTGTGTCAGCGGTTAATGTGACATTATTGCCAGTATTAACTCAACAAAAACTAAGTACAGAATATTACACAAATACGTCGCTTGTAAAAAATAATACTCCAGCATCTATAGTAGAATCTGGATTATTAAAAAGTAGACCGTACGATCCATATGGATTATCATCTAAAAAATTATTATTTACATTTGATACTATTTCAGATGGTAAATTGACAATAAATGACTTAGGTGTAATTGAGACAAAAGACACAATAAAGATAGGTTTAAAAATACAACAAAAAGATAGCCAAACAAATCAGGAGGTTATTAAGAACTTAGGAATTGATCCTATTCGCATTTTACCGGTACTACCAAATTCAATGGTTACTGTAGAAAGTTTACCAGACTTTGTGCAAGAGGGTTCAGCTTTGAATATTACTTTTAACGACTATGTTAGATATCGCTTTGTTGATAGTTATGAGTCGTCAAAGGAGAAGGGTGTTATTGTTAGTGGAGTTGCGTCAGCAAACTACGAAACTATAGCTCGAGAGATGAAAGATGCTGGATTTACCGTTTCTAATATTACAAATAGAATACCGGAACAGGGTAACGATTTACCAACGTTGTGGAAAAATAAAATAAGATTACAGCTATTTTTTGGATTGAAAGGGTCAGAAATAACACAAACTAAACTATCACCATCAAAGATAGACAAAGCTGATGAAAATCGTGTTGAAAGGTTGCAGAGTTACTATCTTGATGTTGACTTTTCTGGTCCAGAATCAAAAGTAACATTATCAAGACCTTCCGATCAAAACCTATATCCAGGATTTGGATCCGGTACTTATGAACTCGAGCATAGTATTGATCCTTATGGTAATTTGTTGTGCAATATTCCGTCACAAATGAAGTTTTCTATGGCACCAGGTTTAGGTTTTTCTAGATTGAAAGGTGAACCTATTGTGATAACCGATACACCTAAAAATTGCCTAAAAGCATTACACGCTAACATAGGTCAATACGTTAGAGGTTCGTATAAAACAAATGCATATTTTAATGCTTTAGCAGATAGCATTTTGCAGATTGTGAAAGAAGATACTGATCAAACAACTATCATGGAAGGTAAGACTGCTAAGGAACAGTACCTGACAGCTTTATCGAATTACGCTAACGATGTTAATGCAATACCACCTGCAAAACATAACGCTGTAGATGAAACCTATGAAGCAAGCTTAACTATCGATCTTAATGATGAGGCATTTACAGGATTGTTACCAACTGTAGATAAGCCACCGCATCTAAGTAATCTTAAAAAACCAGGTGCATTGTTAGAGCTAATAGCTGTATACAATCCATCGAATGTTCAAGACGGTGTTACTGTCGGAACACCATCGTATTTTGTCGATGAAAACGGTCTCAGTTATACTGTAGGATACGCTGCTCTTCCTGAGTAATTTATACTTCTAATATTTATTAGAAACAGCTATGAAAAAAACCATAAGACTATCGTCCTTTGCAGAAGAACAAGCATTACGTGCTGGGGATTTTAGTCTTATGCCTAGGAATCCATCACCGCCTTATATACTATCTCAACCAATAAAAAACTTTCAACAGTTTACTTGGATTGAGGGTTTAATTGATGGTAGTTTAAAATATCAAACTGTCAATCCAGTATTTGATACTATCAATATGCTAAAAGGTACTTCTTTTAGTTTTGAGATTCGTGTAGCTGATCCATCAAATGTGAATAACCCAAACGACACATCAAACCTTTCTTTCAGATGGAAGCGTAACGAGGCTCCTATATATGATCTTAATAGTCTTAACGGTGGAGTAGGTACTCCAGCTGCGTTAGTCGAAGAACAATCATCAACACCTAATCTATCAGGAAGATATATCTGCGAAGTGTTCAACCAATTTGGCTCTATAGAATCGGTACCATTTGATGTTAATATTATTGATCCACTTAAACACCCACTTCTCTATAAAAATCTATTACGCAATGGTGATGGTGATGGTGGTTTAGATGGTTGGACTGCCAGTCCAGATGTGAAGATTCAACCGTTTGTAAACGACACATCTTTAATTAAAGGTTTTGGTAGTTTTAGATTTGCAAACTTACCACTGATTGATTTTAATAAAGAAACCACTGGAGCAGTTGCAATGGAGTTTTTCTTTTCAAATGCTTCTCATTGGGGTTTGTTTTTCAACTGGTATAATAAGCGTTTGAAAAACGATCCAACAATGACCAATATCAATCTTACCTCAACATCGCTGGGTATTTTGGATGACGGTGAGCGTTGGATATCAGAAGGTGTGGTTCCGCAAATTGTACCTAACGAGGATTATGTAAGATCAGAATTTGCCGCTTTCTTTCCAGGTATTGCTTGGATGGATGAATATAACAAAAATAATAAGACTATTGGACTTTATGCAGAGTTCAAAGATTTTACACCAACCTACTTCACAAGAGATAAGTTAAAATTTGCAAAGTTTGGTGGAAGCGATATATCAACACTATCACAAACTGTTGATATAATCGATTTGGCAGATTTTGTTGATGGAAATGTTTATGGGGTAAAGTATTCAACTGCTCAGTTTTTTGCATATGTTGGAGCTGGTCTTACAGACTATAAAATTAAAGTTCAAACTCTTGATGGTGAAAAAGTGTTTAACTATAATATAGCTGACTCAGAGCAAATGTACGATCACATTGTTCAAGAGAAAAATGCAGCTTTTCCTCAGGTATTTGAAGAAGCTCAAGGTCGAGCAAAATACACATTGATTCCAGGAACGCCTATTGAAATTATACCACAGTGTTATGATAGAACTACAATAAAGTTATCATTTATAGATGATAGAGGTTTTGTAAGAAAGGAAGAGGTTATTAATGGTCCTAACGAGTTAGATTTATGGGCTATCAAAGAGAAGGCATTTTTTCCAATAACTCTTTTTGGATTATATGAGTTTATTAAACCCAATAACAACGATATTGTAGTATTTGGACAAAAGTATACAAACACTGACGCAATAGCTTTGATGTTTGATACAGAGAAGTCTGGTATTTTTAGTAAGGGTGTAGATCACGAACCATACACAGAAAGCACATTGCGAGACGTAGCTGCTAGATTTTTTGCAAATAAATACGATTTTACTAGACATGGAACAGCTTATCCTGGAGATGTATGGTTTGGTAAAAAATATTCACAAGATAATAAATTTTACTATCGTGCGATCCCAGATCATGGTGCTGCAGCAATGTTTGGTGTTGGTAAGGATATAACCATTCCAACAAAGACAAGATCAATTCGTGTAGATATTACATTCAAACACACTTCAGATATTTTACTAGACGTTGATCCAAACCTTAAAGGTTGGACAGAGCAAGAAATTTATACAGATGAGTATGGACAGAGCACTGGTTTGAGCCGCCGTCTTATCGAGTATGGAAATCCTCGTTGTGGTATTACAAAAATGAAACTACTAATAGCTCCTAACGATCTTGCAGTATCTGAGGAGTTTGCTAGCTATAGAATACCGCCACAAGACGGTACAGTGTTAGGTCTACAAAAGCGTAGATATCAAAATCCAGCTGCATTCAATACTGCAGATGCATCTACATTCACTTACACACTAATACAACCTGACGGAATGCCAATAGCGCCAGTCATAAATGATCCGTTTATATTAGCTAAAAATCAAGAGAGCTATGTTAATCGTATACAAGAAGAAAACGATAAGGCTGCTCAATTAGTATCATCAAGTATACCAGATCCTGAAATGGATGAAGCTGAAATCTTAGCTAGAGAGGATCTTGATCGTGCAGCTGGAGATTATAGTTTAGGATTGTACATACCTGAGAATCTAGATGAGAGTAACTTGTAATAAGTTTACAATCATCATATTTATATAAAAACACGTGGCTAAAAACATAATCAACATTCCGGCTAAAAATATTGAAGCTTCACAAGTTGAATCTTCACTAGGGAGTGCTATCAAAACAAAGTTAGTCAAGAGTTTAGAGGATCAAATATCACAGGATGCTTACGTAACACTGGCAGAAAAGCAAAAGGAAGTAAACCCACAACAAACTGTAGTTAAGTCCTTTGGTTCTTACAATGGTGGAATAGCTAACTATCCAAACGATGTTATTCGTTTAGATATAGAAAACGCAAACAACCAATATCTAGAATCAAATTATCGTGTTGATGGTTTTACACAATCCAACAACGAAATAACACTTGATCCAGAAAAAAACCTAAGTGACCTAAATTACATCTCAGGTAAGTATAAAGTTACCTACGCTTTTCATCGTAACCTTTTAGGTTCTGGAGATGGTCACAAGTTGCAAATTCAAGAGATTAGTGCTGATGGATTAGAGATACGAGTTATTCCTGCTATATCGAATACCATATCCAATGTTGACTTTCTGGATTTTTTTGCTGATAGTTTCTTTAAACTTCCTAAGAGTCAAACATTAACAAACTTATTCTTATTTAAAGATGCAAATACATCAATGCGTGTATTTGACTATGTACAAGATA